ATGAGCCAGAAATATTACGCTATAGTGACCAACCTCGGCGCGGCGAAGATTGCCAATGCCGCCGCGCTCGGCACAAAACTGAACATCACACAGATGGCCGTGGGCGACGGTGGCGGCACGCTGCCGACGCCGAACGCCAGCCAGACAGCGCTGATTAGCGAAAAGCGCCGGGCGGCCATTAACACGCTGAGCGTCGATCCGGCCAACGCCAGCCAGGTGATTGCCGAGCAGGTCATCCCTGAAACCGGGGGCGGTTTCTGGATCAGGGAAATGGGCCTGTTTGACGCTGACGGCACGCTGATTGCGGTCTGCAACACGCCGGAAACCTACAAGCCCGCCCTGCAGGAGGGGAGCGGGCGCACGCAGACCGTGCGCATGGTTCTGATTGTGAACAGTACCGATGCGATTACGCTTAAAATCGATCCGTCTGTGGTGCTGGCGACCCGTCAGTATGCGGATGACAAAGCGCTGGAGGTGCGCCAGTACGCCGACGGCCTGTTGGATGCGCACCTGAAAGCGACCAACCCGCACCCGCAGTATGCGCCGATCAACAGCCCGGTGCTGACCGGCACCCCGAAAGCGCCCACGGCGGCACCCGGCACCAACAACACGCAGATGGCAAACACCGCCTTTGTGCAGGCGGCACTGGCCGCGCTGGCAGGCGGTGCGCCCGAAGCGCTGGACACGCTGAAAGAGCTGTCCGACGCGCTGGGCGGTGATGCGAACTTTTCCACGACGGTGCTTAATAAGCTGGCCGGTAAAATGGACATTGCGAAAAACGGCAGCGACATCGCCAGCGTGTCCGCGTTTCTTAACAACCTCGGTCTGGGGAGTGGCTCGGCGCTGCCGGTGGGCGTGCCGGTGCCGTGGCCGATGTCAACGCCGCCAGCGGGCTGGCTCAAGTGCAACGGGGCCGCATTCAGCGCAACCGACTATCCGCAGCTGGCGAAAACGTTCCCGTCGCTTAAGCTGCCCGACCTGCGCGGCGAATTTATCCGGGGCTGGGATGACGGGCGCCTGGCGGATGCAGGGCGTGGCTTACTGACCTTGCAAAATGCAACTTACCTGCGCACCGGCATGATGGACTATAACGGAAGCGATGTTGATAACACTGGCGTATATATCGGCATGGCCTATTCAGAAGCAGACACGGTGACGAAATCGCTTGAGCCGCCAAAAGGCATATTCCGCGCACCAAATAATACTGATCTGGGATTTTCTGTATCACGCGATAACGGCGTGACAGGCAGCGCAAGCAATACCGTCTATTCCGATGGCGGTTCTGTATGGGTTTCCACGCGCCCGCGCAACGTGGCGTTTAACTACATCGTGAGGGCTGCATAATGGCCGCAAAGAAAAGTATCACCCTGGACAGCGACGGACTGGCCGCCACGTCCGGCACGCTGACCGTTTACAGCTTTGATTCGGCAACCGGCGAATATACCGGTGCGGCAGATGAATATCTGGCGCAGGGTGTGGGTATTCCGGCGCACTCTACCGACGTCGCGCCGCCCCAAAGCGCCAGCGGCAAAGCCTGCGTATTTCAGGGCGGCAGCTGGCAGCAGGTGGCTGACCATCGCGGCGAAACCGTCTACAGTACCGCGACCGGCGCGCCGGTGCTGGTCACGCTGCCCGGTGATTACCCGGCAGGCACGACGCTGCTTAAACCGCAGACGCCCTTTGACACATGGGGCGGCGTAGCGTGGGTGACGGATACCGCCGCGCAGCAGCGCGCCGCCGTGGCAACGGCAGAGGCCGAAAAAAGCAGCCGCATCAGCGAGGCGGGCAGTGTGACGCAGGTCTGGCAGACGCAGTTGGCACTCGGCATTATCAGTACTGACGACAAAGCGCAGCTTACGGCATGGATGCGATACATTCAGCAGGTCCAGGCTACCGACACGGCCAGCGCGGTGGACATTAGCTGGCCGGGAAAGCCCGCGTCATAATCAGAGGCCCGTTTCGGGCCTTTTTCCTTTGTGTCATTCGCCAGACAATGGCCGCAGGGTGCGCCTGCGCCTCATCCCTTACACCATAGCGGAACCCTTTAACCGGAGATCCGTTACATGGCACAGGACTATCATCACGGCGTGCGCGTTATTGAAGTTAACGAAGGCACGCGAACCATTACCACCGTCAGCACGGCCATCATCGGGATGGTCTGCACCGGCGACGACGCCGACGCGGCAACGTTCCCGCTGAACCGTCCCGTTTTACTCACCGACATTGTGACCGCCAGCGGCAAAGCAGGCACAACAGGTACGCTTGCCGCCTCACTGGACGCCATCGCCGACCAGGCGAAACCGCTGGTTGTGGTGGTGCGCGTTAAACAGGGCGAAACCGAGGCGGAAACCTCGGCCAACATCATCGGCGGCGTGACCGATGACGGTATGCGCACCGGCATGCAGGCCCTGCTGGCCGCGCAGACCGTTTGTGGTGTAAAGCCGCGCATCCTCGGCGTGCCGGGGCATGACACAAAGGCAGTTGCAACCGCACTTCTGAGCGTGGCGCAGAGCCTGAAAGCCTTTGCGTATATCTCGGCTTACGGCTGCAAAACCGTGTCCGAGGTCATCGCCTACCGCGCTAATTTCAGCCAGCGCGAAGGAATGCTTATCTGGCCTGACTTCATCAGTTTTGACACCGTGCTGAAAGCGGATGCGACGGCGTATGCCACCGCCCGCGCGCTGGGCCTGCGCGCCAGAATTGACGAAACAACCGGCTGGCACAAGTCCCTGTCAAACGTCGGCGTGAACGGCATTACCGGCATTTCTAAAGACGTGTCGTGGGATTTGCAGGATCCGGCAACCGATGCGGGCCTGCTGAACCAGAACGACGTCACCACGCTGATCCGTAAAGACGGCTTCCGCTTCTGGGGTTCGCGCTGCCTGAGTGATGACCCGCTCTTTCAGTTCGAAACCTACACCCGCACGGCGCAGGTGCTGGCCGACACGATGGCCGAGGCGCAGATGTGGGCCGTTGACGGGCCGCTGAATCCGTCGCTTGCCCGCGACATCATCGAAGGCATCAACGCCAAGTTGCGCAGCCTGGTGAATCAGGGCTATCTCATCGGCGCAAGCTGCTGGCTGGATGAGTCGGTCAACACCAAAGAAACGCTCAAGGCCGGTCAGCTGTTTATCGACTACGACTACACGCCGGTGCCGCCGCTGGAAAACCTGATGCTGCGCCAGCGCATCACAGACCAGTATCTGGTCAACTTCGCCGCCAGCGTTAAAGCATAAGGAGCTGAACACATGGCCTTACCCCGTAAATTAAAACACCTGAACCTGTTCAACGCAGGCAACAACTGGCAGGGGCTGGTTGAGTCCCTGACGCTGCCAAAGCTGACGCGCAAGTTTGAGAAGTATCGCGGCGGCGGCATGGCCGGTGCCGTCGATATTGATATGGGCCTGGACGATGGCGCGCTGGATACGGAATTTACCGTCGGCGGCACTGAGGCGCTGCTGTTTAAACAGCTGGGCGCGGAAACCGTGGACGCGGTGCAGTTGCGCTTTACCGGCTCAATCCAGCGTGACGACACCGGCGAGGTGCAGGCGGTGGAGCTGGTCACGCGCGGACGCTACAAGGAGCTGGATTCCGGCGAGTGGAAAACCGGCGACGCCAACACCACCAAGGTTTCCGCGACCAACAGCTACGCCAAGCTGACCATTAACGGCGAAGTGCTGTTTGAGGTGGATCTGGTCAACATGGTTCACATCGTGGACGGCAAGGACATGATGGAGGCGCACCGCAGCGCGCTGGGCCTGTAATCATGGCGGCAGGCGCTGGCCTGCTGCTTTCATCAATTTTATTCAGTGGATTAAGAACATGAGCGAAATTATCAGCGAAAAAACCGTCACCCTGGACACACCCATCAAACGCGGCAAAACCGAAATCAAAACCATTGTTCTGCGCAAACCTCAGTCCGGCGCGCTGCGCGGCGTGCGCCTGCAGGCGCTGATGGAAATGGACGTCAACGCGGTGATGGCCGTCCTGCCGCGCGTGTCAACGCCTGCGCTGACGGCTCAGGAAATCAACGAAATGGACCCCGCCGATCTGGTGGCGCTGTCGGTGGAGGTGGTCACTTTTTTGTTACCGAAGTCGGCGACGTCGGGTTTCCTGACGGCCTGACGGTTGACGATCTGGTGGCAGACATCGCCACCGTGTTTCACTGGCCGCCGCCGGTCATGTTCGCGGAGTCGCTGGCGGACGTGCTGATGTGGCGGCACAAAGCGATCCTGCGTAACGGAGCCGGTGACGATGAGTGACAGAGACCTGCGCCTGCAGGTGGTACTTAAGGCGGTGGACAAAATCACCCGCCCTTTTCGCAGTGCGCGCGACGGCTCTAAGGAGCTGTCCGCCGCCCTCAAAGCCAGCAAGGACAGCCTGAAAAGCCTGAACGATCAGGCCGGGCGCATTGACGGCTTTCGCAAAACGCGCCAGCAGCTTGCCATCACTGAAAGAAATCTTGCCTCAGCCCGGCAGGAGGCCGCCGCGCTGGCGACGCAGTTTGCCGCCACCAACCGGCCCACGGCGCAGCAGTCCCGCTTGCTTGAGCAGGCTAAAAACCGCGTTAATGACCTGCAACAGAGTTACAACGGCCTGCTGCGCTCGGTACAGCAGCAGCGCGGCGCGCTGACCGCCGCCGGTATCGACACAAAGCAGCTGAGCGCGGCACAGCGCCGACTGAAAACCGACGCCAGCGCAGCGAGTGACGCCATTGAGCGCCAGCAGCGTGAGCTGAAAAAGCTGGGCGAGCGCCAGGCCAAAATGCGCGCTGTGCGAGAGCGCTACGGGAAAACGCTGGAGGCCCGCGACAGGGTGGCCGGGGCAGGGGCGACAGCCACGGCGGCAGGGATGGCAATGGGCGTGCCGTTTGCGGCGGCTATCAAAGCCTCGGCGGATATGGAAGACGCCATGAAGGGCGTGGCTAAGCAGGTCAACGGGCTGCGCGATGACAAAGGCAACCGCACCGCGCAGTTTTACGACATGCAGGCCGCCATCAAGGCCGCCAGTGAGCAACTGCCAATGGAGCATGGCGCGGTTGACTATGCCGCGCTGGTTGAGGGTGGCGCGCGCATGGGCGTCACCAACCAGAATGATTCTTACGCCGACCAGAAGCGCGACTTACTGGCCTTTGCCACCACGGCGGCCAAGGCGTCAACGGCGTTTGAGCTGCCCGCCGACCAGCTGGCCGAGGGGCTGGGTAAAATCAGCCAGCTTTACAAGATACCGACCCGCAACATTGAGCAGCTGGGCGATGCGCTGAACTATCTGGATGATAACGCCATGTCCAAGGGCGCGGACATTATCGACGTGCTGCAGCGCATGGGCGGCAACGCCGACCGGCTGGACTTTCGCAAGGCGGCGGCGCTGGGTTCAACGTTCCTCTCGCTGGGTGCTACCTCTGAGATTGCGGCGAGTTCGGCTAACGCAATGGTGCGCGAGCTGTCGATTGCCACCATGCAGGGCAAGCGCTTTCAGGAAGGCATGACGCTGCTCAAGCTTGACCCGAAAAAGATTGAAAAGCAGATGACCACGGACGCGATGGGAACCATCATCAGCGTGCTGGAGAAGGTTAAAAAACTGCCGAGTAGTAAGCGACTTAGCGCCCTGACGATGATATTCGGCAAGGAGTTCGGCAAGGATGCGGCAAAACTCGCAAACAACCTTCCGGAGCTGCGCCGACAGCTGGCCCTGACGCAGGGAGACGCCGCCAGGGGTTCAATGGAAAAAGAGTCTGCCATCAACAAAGATTCCCTGTCCGCGCAGTGGCTGCTGTCAAAAACCGGCCTTAATAACGCGATGAGCGGTCTGGGCGACACGCTGCGCCAGCCGCTCATGGACATCATGGGGCTGATTAAAAAAGTCACCAACAGGGCGGCGCAGTGGATAGAGAGAAACAAGGCACTGGCTGGCGCGCTGGTGAAAGTCGGCGCTGCAGTGTCTGCCATCGTCATCGGGCTGGGAACGTTAGCCATCGGCTTTGCGGCCATTGTCGGGCCGATGGCGGTTATCAGGCTGAGCATGGCGACGCTGGGCTATAAGGGCGCAGGTGCATTCGGGATGATAGGTAAGGCATTGCGTATCGTCGGCAGCGGCGTGATGTGGCTGGGCCGCCTGATGTTTGCCAACCCGATTCTGGCCGTATTGGGCCTTATCGCAATGGCAGTAATAGCAATATGGCGTAACTGGGACACCCTCGGGCCAATGTTTAAAGCGACATGGCAGCAGGTGACTGATTCGACTTCTGCAGCGTGGGAGGCCATCAAAGAGAAGGTTTCAGCCGGTTGGGAGTTCGTGAAATCCCTGTTTATGGATTACACGCTACCGGGAATTATTTACAAGAACTGGGACGCGATACGCGACGGCATCGCCGGGGCATGGCAAAGCATCAAGGCAGCCGTATCGCAGAAATGGGATGAACTGGTTAACTCGGCCAGCACGCTGCCGGAGCGGTTTAAAGAAGCGGGCAGCAACATGATAAGCGCTTTACTTGACGGCATCACGGCCAAATGGGAGGCGCTTAAGGCCAGGCTGTCATCCATGACGGATTTGCTGCCGGGATTCATGAGGCCATCAGCGGACAAGGGCGGCGCGACAACGGTCAACCCGTTAAGCCCGACATCCCCGACGGGCTTTGCCGGACTCTTTGACAATGGCGGCTACATTCCCGCCGGTCAGTATGGCATCGCAGGCGAGAACGGGCCGGAGCTGGTCAACGGTCCGGCGCGCATTACCAGCCGTCGCCGCACTGCCGCACTGGCCGCCTCGGCTGCGCTGGCGCTGGGTATGGCCGCCGCACCTGCAGCAGCCCGCCAGCTGCACCCGATGAGCCTGCCCGCGCAGGCATACCCGAGTAAAGCGCAGCGCGCACAGACAGTGCAGCCGGTTGCCGCGCCGCAAATCAACGCGTCATTCAACATCGTGCAGCAGCCGGGAGAGAGCCAGGAAGATCTGGTTGATAAGGTGATGCGCAGGCTAAAAGCTGAGCAGCGTCAGGCCGAGGCCCGCGCGCGCAGTTCTTATCGTGACCAGGGGGGATTTGACGAATGATGATGACGCTGGGGCTGTTCGTTTTCATGCTGGAAACCGTGCCTTATCAGGAGCTGCAGCTGCAGCGCAGCTGGCGGTTTCCGTCTAACAACCGCGTGGGCTTTCGTCCTTCGCTGCAGTTTGCCGGGCCGGACACCGACACGCTGACGCTTTCCGGCGTGCTGCTGCCGGAGCTGACCGGGGGCAGGCTGTCGCTGTATGCGCTGGAGCAGATTGCGGAGCTGGGGCGCGCCTGGCCGCTCATTGAGGGCAGCGGCACCATTTACGGCATGTACGTGATTGAGAGCCTGAGCCAGACGAAGGCCGAGTTTTTCAGTAACGGCGCGTGCAGGCGCATTGAGTTCACGCTCACGTTAAAGCGTGCTGATGAGTCGCTGGGAGAGATGTTCGGCAGCCTGAGCGGCCAGCTTGACGCCATGAAAAGCGCGGCGGCAGGGGTGGCCGGTAAAGTCACTGCAGCAGTGGGAGGGCTTTTCTGATGATGCAGGCAGAAAGCTGGGTAAAGGGGGCGGCCAGCGCCCCGGCGTTTCGGCTGACGATGGCAGGTGCAGACGTCACGCAGACCATACAAAAGCGGCTCATCAGCCTGACGCTGACCGATAACCGGGGCTTTGAGGCTGACCAGCTTGATATTGAGCTGGACGACGCGGACGGCCTGCTGCAGCTGCCGCGCCGGGGCGTGGTGCTAAAGCTGGCGCTGGGCTGGGAGGGCGAACCGCTTATCAGCAAGGGCAGCTATACCGTTGACGAGATTGAGCACAGCGGCACGCCTGACCGGCTGACGCTTCGCGCCCGCAGCGCCGACTTTCGCCAGACGCTGAACACTAAGCACGAAAAGTCGTGGCACAAAACCACGGCAGGCGAAATTGCGAAAGCCATTGCGGAAAAACACAAGCTGGATTTAGCGCTGGGCGCCGACGTTGAGAAAATGGCAATCGACCACATCGACCAGACCAACGAATCCGACGCCAGTTTTCTGATGCGCGTGGCCCGCCAGTGCGGTGCGCTGGCCTGCGTCAAGGACGGCAAACTGCTGTTTATCCGGCAGGGACAGGGCAAGAATGCCAGCGGCAAGGCGCTGCCGGTCATCACTATCCAGCGCCGCGATGGCGACAGTCACCGCTTTACCCTGGCTGACCGTGATGCCTACACCGGCGTGATTGCCAGCTGGCTGCATACGCGCGAGCCTGCGAAAAAACCACAAACGAAGGTCAAGAGACGTCGCAAAACCACGGCGAAGAAAAAAGAGCCGGAAGCGAAACAGGGTGATTACCTCGTCGGCACCGATGAAAACGTACTGGTTTTAAGCCGCACCTATGCCAACCGGTCAAACGCAGAGCGGGCCGCAAAAATGCAGTGGGAACGGCTGCAGCGTGGTGTAGCGACCTTCTCGATCCAGCTGGCGCGCGGGCGCGCAGAGCTTTACACCGAAATGCCGGTAAAGGTGACGGGGTTCAAAAAGCAGATTGATGACGGGGAATGGATCATCACCACGCTGACGCACAACCTGAGTGCCGACAGTGGCTATACGACGAGCATTGAGCTTGAGGTGAAAATCGAAAACCTTGAAATGCAATAGTAGATTAAACTAGTCATTTGATTGGTTAATGAGTAATATTGAACAAAAAATACCACAGGATGATTCTGAAATGATGAACTGCCCTATCTGCTTACATGCCGCGCATACTCGTAGTAGTTTGCAACTATCAGAAAATACTAAAGAAAGATATAATCAGTGCCAGAACATTAATTGTGGGTGTACATTCAAATCTTTAGAATCTGTCACTGACATTATCATGAACCCTGGAAAAGTCTCCCCTGTAGCCCCCCATCCATCACGAGCTAACCGTAGAGAACTACAGGGAAACCTGTGGCTATAATTAAACTAGTGCAAAACAAAAAAAAGGCTCAATCTTAAAGGATTGAGCTTTTTTTTTAAAACCAGCTGCATTACTGTTTAAGCGGTTGGAATTCTCTTGCTTCTAATCTTTCATTAATAAACTCATCTTCATCAATCAGATTTGCCATAGCATCACAGGAAGAGTCTCCACCTTTGAAAACAAATCCCTGAGTGACATCAGCATTAGCGACTCTAACTTCTTTAATTTTTCCTACCGCCCAAGACCTCTTTTCTGAATCCACACCATAGTATGAGGTGCATACAGTTTCAGAGATGCTTTTAGCTTGCAGCATTTCGATTCTTTCGAAATTTAGGGACACAGTAAGAAACCCCTTTGTCAAAACAGGCGGGCGGGCCAGATTTAAACGCATCAAATCATGTTGAAGATCGGGGGGGATAGTCTCAGCAGAAGCCGAGGCGCTAAGAGTCAAAATTAGCGCATAAAAAAAACCAAAGGTTCTGTGTTTTGTCAT